ACTATCGTGGACATCAGTCAAGTCTCACTTTCAAGTTACCCGCGCTGATCCGAAACACGTCTCCGACCGCAATCGCTTTTGGCAACGCCGTGGAAAAGTCAGACGGGTCAGTGAGTTGCGCCCAAGCTAATCTGTTTCCACCAGAGCTTGCGTCATAGACCGCCGCATAGGACACGGTACCCCAGTCAGAGGTCGTATTCGGGCCAAACTCAATCGCGGCAGTTGTTGCAGCTTCTGTCGGGTTTGTGCCGGACACGCTAAACGATGCGCTCTGCCGCGCATATCCGTTTCCGCTTAACTCAGTGCCAGCCGAAGCGTCCGTATCGGCGGAGGTATGCAGCCCAACGTAAACAGTCGTCGGGCTGGTGTAGGACGTGTTTGTAAACACATGTTTTAGGATTGCATCTTCAAGGTAGTCGGTAAAGCTCATCAGTAGCTCCTTAGTTTCATGCGAATGCCAGAGCCGCCGAATTTTGTTCTTTCGACTTTACTGTTTGTCGCGCTCACGGCGTTACTATAAAGAGACGCCCAAACTTGTGTGCGGGCGTCATCTGCAAGATACGGCGCGCTATGAATTAAGCTGCCATACAGATAGATGTCAGGTTCATGTGTTAAAATGACGTTTGTCGTCTGGCTGTCGCTAAGCGCCGGAACCTTGGCATAATAATACATCTCTAAGTTGTACGTTGTATCTGGCGTTGGAAAGAGCTCTATCTCCCCCTGCGTAAAAGAGTAATGCGTCGGCTTTCCAGCCCTGTCATTTGCCTCTTTACGCATCACTTGTATCTCGTATGCGTTCGTCAGATCCAACGGATTGTGCTTACCTTCAATGTGAAGTCGTATTGGCTCCAGTAGGTCAGTAGGTATCGCGCTATACTGGCTGTCAACTTCCGCTGTCGCGCGGTTTTCCATACGCCAGTGTCGCACGTTTCTATTTATATCGGCTTCTGCCAGCTTAATAAATGTCGGTATTACAGACGTTAAATCATCGCGATTTAGAAAGTCCGCGATGCTCGATTTAAGCTCTGCAAAAGTCGAAATGCTCATAGCGTACCCGCTCTCGTTCTAAACACTTGGTTGTTACTGTCGTTCAACCACTTTCTAAACGCCTTCGGATCGTCTGCAATCCCTTGGCGCTTCAACTCATAATACACTGAAAGCGGAATGGATGCTACCTTGTTGACGTCCCTGTATTTGTTTGGCGTGTCATTGTATTGACGCTTGTTCGCCTCGGCAATCGCTGTGACGTCCTGTATCTTTTCGATAACGTATTCACCCTTATCTGTAACATGCCAATACTCGGTAATGCCTGTAAGGGGATCGTGGCCAAATAAACGCTTTTTCATACTTTCCTCCAAAGTAAAGGGGGGCGACCGAAGCCGCCCCGCTTAGACTTATGATACGTTGAGGTCTGCCACGACGGCGTGTGCCGCTTCGTTGAGAACCTTCAAGCCGAACTCCGCGATAACCATAGACTTGGAGGCGTCGCCGGTTTTGCTGAGCTCTACGTTCTGGATCGGACGCAGGTAGCAAACGGATGCATACTCTGGGTCAAGCAGCCACGCATCGCGTTCACGCGAGAAGCGGTTTGCAACCACGTTCAAGGTGCCGAAGTCAGACATGTAAACGTCTGCCGCACCAATGATTGTCGTTGGGCTGTCGCTTGGCGCCATGTAACGCTGAGCCGCGATACCAGCAAACCCTGATACGACCGTCTTGTTGTGTGGTCCTACCATGAGGATTGTTGGCTGACCGCCGGAAACGAATGCTTGCTGCATCGCATCTTTCAGCATGGCTTCAGTGAAGTCGCGCTGAGTACCGTCAGTACGCGCGGTTGTACCGTCACCAGTTGTCAGTCCACCGCCGGTTCCGACGCTTTCGTTGGTCGCAATCCACGCACCAAGACCACCCGTTTCGCGTGCAGTCGAAGAGTTACCTGCAACCTGAGCGTTATTATCCGTAAGGGTAGCTTCTATATCCCTTTTGAGCTCTTTTCCGCGTTTTGCGATTTGATAGCTCAGTTCGTCGTTGCGGCCGGCAAGGTCTTGCGCGGCAAGGTTGTCAGCGACAATGGTTGTACGACGACGGATGTGTGTGTAGTTACCGACGCGGGTCGTTGCAGATGTCGCGTCAAAAGACGATACATCATCACCATCGATGATGGCTGTTGTGCTTGTTGATGCCAAGCTGTCAGTTTGCCACTCAAAGTATGTGTTGGAAACATTTTCAGATCCGACGTTACTTTGGAATGGAACTTCTTCTGGAGAGATGGACGAAATGATGTCCGCCAAGCTCTCACGAATACCTACCGCGCTATGCGAGGTAAATGTGTTAGTTACGATTGCCATAATGGCCTCCTACAAAAGAGATCTAATTGCAGCCGCGGCATCATCGACGCGGCCAGTTTGACGTGCGCGCTGTAACGCTTGCTCTTGAGGGGCTCTGGGTTTCGGCTGAGATCCGCGCGATCCTGACTTCATTGTCTTGGTTTTCGGCTTCGGCTTGGCTTTCGCCTGCGTCGCGCGAGTTTGACCTCGACTGTAAAGCATGGCCTGTCTGGCCAGTTTAACAAGTGATGCATTGGCCAGCCCGCTGACGTCTTCTTCCGTAAATCCCTCTTCCAAGAGAAAATCACGCAATTCTGTCGCCTCTTTTGCCGCGACCTTACTGTCGCGCCATTCGGGTATCAGATCAGGTAAGACTTCGCGTTGCTGATCAACATACTGTGCCTGCATTTGCTGCATGCGCTGTTGCTGTATCTGCGCCATTCTTGCCTGTTCCTGTTGCACTGCCTCAAGCTGAGCTTGCCGCTCAGATTGTTGCTTGCGCCACTGACGTTCTGCTTTCGCTGCCATGGTGGGGTCTGTATCGTACAGCGTGTCCCAATCTGGCTCTCTTTCTGCCGGTTGCTCCAGCCGTTGCTGCAATGCAGGCAATAGCTGGGCGTATTGTGCCCGCTCACGCTCAAGCTCAGAATACTGTGCCTCGTACTGCCTTCGAGTTTCGGCAAGCTCCTGTGTCTTTCGCGTATAATCTTTCTGTCTCAGGTTTCCGCGTCGTAACTCTTCGACTGTAATCTCTTCGCCGTCTACTTCGACTAATGCGCCAAGTATGTCAAAGGATTGGTCGTCCTGTTCTTCAGCTTCCGCTTCAACTTCAAGCTCGCCTTCAGAATATTCCTCATATGAGGCGTCATCTTCCGGCATTTCGGCTTCATCAGCCTCAAGCGCCTCAGTGGTCGTCGCAGTATCCTCTTCGGGGGCGATCATAGCCCTGATGGCATTTTGTGCAGTGTTCAGATCAATCCCAAGTGGTGACGGGGTGTTGGCTTCTGACATCGTTGTCTCCTATTATGCATCTACTTAACCTTTTTTTCAATAGATGCGTTATCTACCATGGCACGAAGAGCCTGACGCACTGTCTCGACCCCTCGCAGTTTCATGTAGATGCCTTCCCGTACTTCCCCGTCTCCCATTGCTGTAGCTTCAAACTCGACCCAGCAATCCTGTTTGATCTCATCCAAGAAACGGCTGAGATCAGTATCGCGCAGAAGACGATCAGCCGCGTGGCCGTCGTCAATAATTTGCTGCTTGGATTTAGTCATCAATAGATCCCTTGATGACGTCCGACTGCGCTCTCATTACTTCGCGATTAATTGCCAAGTCTGAGCGTATCTTCTCGACGTTAAGTTGCGTGCCATATTTAGCTCGCATCTCTTCCGCCTTCACGAAAAGCTCGGCGTCGAGCTCGTCGCGCTTGCGGTCGTCTTCCATAATCATTTTTTCGCGCTCAAGCTGCAACTCTGCCGCCTTCTTCTGTATGTCGGCTTGTATCTGTTGGATCTGAACTGCAATAAGTTGCTCATTGATGTCCGGCTTATCCTCTTGTGGCGGAGGCTGGAACTGCGCCGGATCTGACCAGAACTGAGATACATCCTTGAAGCCGGCGAGCTCTGTCATTGCCTTGAGAGTATTCGATAGTTTCGCCATATCGGTGAGCGGATTGATCGGCCCCATAGTGGACATTGCCTCTTTCTGCATTTCCGCGATCTGGCGCAGCATCATCATGCGCTCGGTATCGGTGCCGCGACCAAGCGCGACGTTGATGCTGACATCCATGTTGGCGTTCCAAACGCGCGGATCAATCGGCACAAACTCATTGGATAGCCGAACCATACGCGGCCGGTCTTGATGCGTTGTGATTAGGTGAAGCACGATCTTGTATAACTGCTTCATGCCAGTCTCCGCAAAGATCCGCGCGATAAGCTCTATGTGTTGCTGAGCGGCGCTGATAGTGGCCTGTACGGCTGACGCGGTGGATGACTGCAAGGCGCCGGCGTCCAAGCCCGCAGACGCCTTTGAGATGCCCGTGCGGGCCTCTTTGATCTCGTCCATGTATTGCAGAACAGGAAACGCCTGTTGGCCAACGAATGGCATGGACATTGGCTGCACTTGGCCGGCTGCGCGCTGCCGAATGATGGCGCCGACTTCGTTATTCATAACGTCTTCGAGGTTGACCATACCCTCGACGATTGCAACTCTAGGGTGAATTGACATCGCCAAGCTATCCAATGTGTTGCGCATAATTGAAGACTTGATCCGCTGGATGTCCATCACCGCATCCGCGGTGGACATGCCGTAAAAATCGTGCGCCTCTGGATCTGGGCAGAACGTCGCAAACGGAACTATCGCGCACGGCTCGTTCATAAGGATCTTGTTGCCGTCGCCGGCGGTGCAGATTTTACGCAATTCCGCGATGCCGTCTTGGTCGTAGTCAACTTTGATGTAGTTTTCGACGTAAAGCACTTTCTTCATCGCGGGATCGTGGCGCTCGTTCATCTCGTTATTCAGCGCGCGGTTTCGCGTGGTGCGCTCAATGTTCGTCGCCATGTCCTCATGCGCCGAAGACATTTGCACAACTTCGTCGTAGTCGTAGCCCATCGCCACAAGCTCGGAGACGGTCAGAATGCGCCGGTGCGCAACGTAATCGGCGTCCTCCAGAGACTTCGCCTCGCGCGATATAAGGAACTCTTCGGGCGGCACCGCTTCCAGCTTCACGCGGCCATCTGGGTGCGTATATGTTACGCGAACTGCGTGTATCATTGGAGCGGGTAACACGTCACCGGTCATGGGATCAAAGCTGGGCTCGCCAAACGGCTCGGAGGCGACGATGTCAACCTCCGCCGCCGGATCTGACATCAACGCCGCCAGAGCGTTGTCGTCGAGCCCCGTGAGATCGTGTGTCTCAAATTTCGTCTGATCGTCCCAGTAGCACTTTAGCACGCCCACCTTGCGGATCAGCGCGTCCTTGAACGCGGCATGCATGTGTAAGAAGCCGTTGTTGTCACGGTTGATGATGTAATTTGCGTACTCTGTGGCCTGCTTCGCCGCGGCAACGTCTTCCGGCCCCTGCGGCGCGTATTCCACCGTGCGGTCGGTGCTATGGAATATCCGCATCAGCGACGGCATGATGGCCTGTACGGTATCCCGTACGTCCATGCTGACAACTTGGCTGCGTCCCTCTTCCTCATCGCCAAACGGGTCGCCGCGATAATACTCGGTCGCCGTGGCGCGATATGGCGATACCCAGTTGTCGGAGTAATCAATCGCGTCTTCGATTTCCTTGCCGACGATGCCCTGTAACTCGTCGTCACCCATTACGTTTTGTTCGAGCTCTTCTTCGAGGGCGCTCATGATTTGGTTAATTTCGTTCTGTATCACTGCCCTTGCCTTTCCAAATAGCTCATAATGTTTTCTAGTATCTCAGGCGTTATTCTTTGCACCGGCATAATAGTCTTAATGGCATGAGACATGTTTGCCTCTGTAAGTGGTAGCCCGCGCTTGTCAAGTAAACCTTCACGCGGCTTATATACGTCTCTAAATATAAGCCTTTGAGGTACGGGTGGAAGTGAGCCAGTATAATCACCTTTTATTTGGGTGTTATACGTTGAGTGCGGTACTCTGGCCGCTAATATATTGCCTTTAGAGACATTTTGAAGAAGTGGTTCACTTGTATCGATTTTAGAAACGCCTAAACCAAACATGCCAGAGCCAAGATCTCTTTGGGTTGGATCTGTGACAGCATATCGACCCTGCGCTGGGGATGGCAAACCTTCGGCCTGCATAGGGTTGCTGTCCATAAGTCTGATAAAGGCTTTTCTTTTTGGCGAACTGGTATTAACGACCCACTCGCGCAATTTTGGAGAGCGTAATCCCACAAAGTCTGGGTCAACAAGGCTTCTCATAGTATCGTTAAATTTTTTAGTCGCTTCCTTGCTGATCCTTGAGCCCTTAACAAGCTCCGCCATAGTGGCTCCGGTAAATGTGGCAAAATCGTTTGCGTCAGGCGCCATGCTGCCAGTTACGCCATAAACGTCTTCGCCACCTGTGTCTCTTTTTGCCTTTGTCGCTTCGTCCTCAATGCGAGTAATGATATTTTTATTAGAAGCCCATATTGCTCTGTCTTGTTGAGCCGCTGGCCCGACCATAAAGTCTACACCGCCTTCAGTATAAACAGGATCATCAAACTTAATATCGTCAACACCTTCAATAAGTAGCCCGCGAGACGTTCTGTCCCCATAAAACGGAAGAATAAGTTTATTCTCCATATCTTCCCAAGATATAGGGTTGCGCGGTAAGTTTTCGCCGGTATCTGTAAACTTAACGTCAGTATCCGATAAAAACTTTCTCATTTTTGTATTTTGGTAACCAATAGGGTCTAGCTCTGCCTTTAAGGCTTTATTGGGGTCTTTGTTTGAAACGGCCGCAAGAATACCGGCGCTTTTGGAGGTATTAGCCGCCATAATTGATGGGTCGTAAGCATCATTAAATTGAGCAAACCTGCTTCTAATAACTTCGGGATCTCCAGCGGTACGCTCCACAAGCATAATGTTGCTTACGTTTTCTGGCGTGTATTTAAAATCTTTAGCAAAAGTTTCGCTTGGCTTCACCCCTTCGATCATATTCACGTATGGAATGTTGGTGTATCCCTTATCGGTCAACTCTTGCTTAAAGACTTTTAACCCCTCTTCAAGATCAAGCCCGCGCGCGTCAGCAAAGGCGTTCATAGCCTCGCGGACACCATCTTCAGAAAGCACAGTCTCTCCGTCAATTTCAAAGCTACGGGACGATATAGATGGATCGATGTCTATGCCGAACTCTTTAAGGTCTTTTATGGTAAATGGCTTTTCCGCTCTCACTTTAAGCGGCAGTGTGACGCCAGTTTCTTTGCCAAGCATGGCTAAACCGCGGTCTATATCTTCCACTGAGCCCCCGCCAACTTGAAGCCTAAAACGATCCTCCGCCTGCCTTGGCGTGCCAACGTGAACGCCTAAACGATCAAACCGCGCACCCTCTGAGGGTGGCATGAGCTTATCGCCTATCATTTTGTTGCTCTTCATAAAGTGATAGGCGTCGTCGTATGAGATGTCTTCGCTGGAGCGACGGGGAGCAAGTTTCATGGCGCTTTTTGGCGCTGAAACTTTAGCACTAGGCGCTGCAACCGCAGAAACCGCAGCCGTGCCAAGCGCCTCGCTCTGCATATCCTCCGCTGGAATTAACCCGCGCGCCGCCATAGACGGAGCATCAAAAGCCTTTGCTGTTGGCGTGAGTATGCCTCTAAGAAATGGAGTAATGCCTTCAAACTTGACCGTACTTCCGCCGTAGCTGCCAATGTCTTTTGAAAGCAATCCGCCAAAAACTGGCCGACGGCCTTGCTCTTGAAGTCGAGATAAATAATTTCTTTGAGCGTCATATAAAGAAGCAAACGGGCTTGCCTCCTCTCTCAATAAACGCATTTCTTCTGCGCTGGTAAGGGAATTTTCAGCCCTTATCCGATCAAGCACACCCATCTAACACTTCCATCTTCTACGTGCCGCCTTGCCGCGCTCGCCCGTCCAACCGCTGGAGCGTGCGCAGAACGACTTCTTGCGCGCCGCGTCCTTCTTGGTCTTCGGGTTTGGCGCAGGCGCCTTTAAGTTTGAACCAGTAGCGCGGTTGTACTTCGCTCTGCCTTTCGCGGTCAATCCTCCGCCCTGTTTGACGGATAGCTTCTCGCCGCGACCCACTGAGAGGCTTGGGCCCGATTTGCGTTTACGCTTTTTTTCTGCCATCT